AATCAACTTTGATGATGCTCAGGATTTTGACAGGAATGTTTGTGTGGGGCGAAGGCTTGCAGCTTGCATCAGCTCACAGACTTACAACTTCACTTGAAACATTTAGACAAATTGTTGGCTTGATTGAAACAAATCCTAAATTGGAAAAGGAAGTAAAAAAAATCCGATGGCAACATGGCGCGGAAGAAATTGAATTATTTGGTAACAGGCGGTTTGTAGTAAAGGCTGCGAACAATGCTGCGAGAGGATTATCAAAACCTGAAACAATACATCTTGATGAGTTGCGTGAATATAAGGATGAAGATGCTTGGTCATCGATGCGCTACTCAATGATGGCTGCTAAAAATCCGCAAGTATGGATTTATTCCTCAGCTGGTGATCAACATTCCGTAATCCTAAACAAATTGCGTGAGAGGGCGTTGGCTTCAGCTACGACCAACGATCCGATAGGTTGGTTTGAGTGGAGTGCAGAACCCGATGCTCCTATCTTGCTTCCGTCAGGCGAGATGAACTGGAGTGCATTCGCTCAAGCCAACCCATCATTAGGAATAACAATTCATCCAGATAACCTAAAAGCAGTTATTAACGATCCACCAGATATTGTAAGAACGGAAGTATTGGCTCAATGGGTAGATACAATTAATTCAGCAATCGATGCACAAAAATGGGCAATGTGTCAGATAGATGCAATTCCATTAGATCCTGAACAACCTACTTGGCTTGGTTTAGATTTAAGTCCAGATAGAAAATTTGGTGCATTAGTAGCTGCTCAAAGACTATCGGGTGAAAGATTTTACATTCAATTGCTTCATACTTGGTCAAACGATTACAGCTTAAACGATCTAGCAGTTGCAAACGATATTGCGCCTTATGTTAGAAAATACAACACGCAAACTGTGGCTTATAGCAAAAGAACTAGCCAAGCAGTTGCAAGCCGTCTAAATTCAGCAGGAATACAAATTACTGATATGGACGGGGCTATTTATGCAGAATCGTGCGACAGATGGCTTGGAGCAATTAACTCACACAGGTTGCAGCATTCAGGTCAAGAAGAATTGACCCAACAAACATTATCAGCTGCTAAATTGCCATTTGGTGATGGATCTTGGATTATTGGAAGGAGGGCTAGTAGGGTCGCTGTCTGCGCAAGTGTGGCATCAGCATTAGTTACATATTTTGCGACACAACCTGAAACTGAAACAGACATACAAATCGCTTAAACTAGACTTTATGGTATATTATGTGCTAATGGGATTATTTGATAGATTTTTGACAAATCAGACACCAACAGTTCAAATGGATGTCGCTGCTGCTAACACTCCTTACAATTTGCAATCAGCTGTTGGTGGATTATTTTATGGAGCACAAACTGCAACGCGTGAACAAGCGATGTCAGTTCCTTCAGTTGCAAGAGCAAGAAATATAATTTGTTCAACAATTGGATCATTACCTTTAGAAACATATAATCATTTTACAAAAGAACATTTAGATCCAAACAGAGTAATTATGCAACCAGATCCAAGAATTGCTGGTTCTGCTATTTATGCTTGGATCGCTGAGGATTTATTATTTCATGGCGTTGCTTATGGTCAAGTATTAGATGCTTATGCTGCATCAGATAATAGTCGAGTTCGTGCATGGACAAGAGTTGCACCTGATCGAGTTACTTACAATCTAAATGCAAATCAAACTGAAATTACTTCATACATGGTTGATGGAATGCATGTTCCAGCATCAGGCATTGGATCTTTAATTGTATTTAGCGGATTAGACGAAGGTGTATTAAATCGTGCAGGTCGCACAATAAGAGCTGCTCAAGAATTAGAAAAGGCTGCTGAGTTATACGCTAAAGAGCCAGTTCCAACAATGGTGTTAAAATCAAATGGAACAAATCTTGCTCCAGAGCGAATTACAAAACTTTTGGAAAGTTGGAAAGTTGCTAGAAACACAAGAGCAACTGCATTCTTAAATGCTGATGTCGAATTAACTGCATTAGGTTTTGATCCAGAAAAATTACAATTAAATCAGGCACGCCAATACCTCGCAACCGAAATTGCTAGAGCAGTTGGTATTCCAGCATCATTCTTATCTGCTGAAACAACCAGCATGACATATAGCACGACTGTTATGGAAAGAAAAGCCCTTATTGATTTCAGTTTAAGAAATATCATCACTCCAATTGAACAAAGATTATCAGCTGCTGACTTTGTGCCAAATGGTGTTGAAGTTCGATTTGATATTGATGATTTCTTGCGTGGCTCAGCATTAGAGCGTGCGCAAGTTTATGAAATCCTAAACCGCATCGGTGCAATGAGCATCGAACAAATCCAAGAGGAGGAGGACTTAATCCGATGAAGATTAACTTCCCAATAACAATAACCGCTGCCGATACAAACAAGCGAACAATTTCAGGAACTATTGTTTCTTGGAATGAAGCAGGAAATACATCAGCAGGAAAGACAATTTTTAGTAAAGACAGCATTGATTTTTCAAAACCCGTCAAATTGCTTTTAGAACATGACAAAACCCGACCTCTAGGAAAATTGATTGATATAACTGCCAATGATCAAGGCTTAGAGGGAACATTTAAGTTAGCAAAAACTTTTGCAGCTGATGATGCTCTTGAGGAAGCAGCCACAGGATTACGAGATGGATTTTCTGTTGGTGTAATGGTTGATGCATGGGATAACAAAGATGGCGCAATGGTTATCTCAAAAAGTTCTTTACAAGAAGTCAGTTTAGTGTCTGATCCCGCAATTGCCTCAGCAAAAGTTGAAAGCGTAGTTGCAACAAATACACCAGAGAATTCCGAAGCAACCGCTGAGGATACAACAACACAGGAGGACAAAGTGTCTGACACAACTTCAGATGCTCCTATCGCAACCGAAGCGGTAGAAGCTGCAAAGTCTGAGCCTGTGGCATTAGTAGCAGCGCAATCAGTTGCTTACACAAAGCCACGCTCACCAATCAATTCAAAGGCAACTTATTTGGAGCACTCAGTTCGTGCTGCACTAGGTTCAGAGGAAAGCCGTCAATATGTAATGGCTGCTGACACAACTGGAACAGTTGCTGGCTTAATTCCAACACCACAATCAACAGAGATCATCAATGGTCTATCAAATGCTGATCGTGGATTAATCGATGCTCTATCTCGCGGTGCTCTACCTGCTGCTGGCATGACATTCGAAATTCCTAAAATTACAGCTGTGCCAACAACTGCATTAGAGGCAGAGGCAGCAGCAATCGACACAACTGACATGACTTCATCATTCGTTTCTGTTGATGTTAAAAAATTCGCTGGCGGACAAACATTCTCAGTTGAACTTCTTGATCGTTCATCACCAGCATTTTTTGATGAGTTAGTTCGTCAAATGGAATTTGCTTACGCAAAGACCACAGACAGCTATGTTGCGACAATTCTAGGCAATTCATGTGCATTAGCAACAGCAACAGCTGATAACACAGCTGCTGGACTTCTATCTTATGTATCAGGTGCTGCTGCTTCTGTTTATTCTGGCTCACTTGGATTTGCTCGTAACTTGATTGTTAATAGCACACAATGGGGCAACATTATGGGCTACAACGACAGCGGTCGCCCAATTTACAACGCATCACAACCACAAAACGCAGGTGGTAATGTAGTTCCTACATCACTACGCGGAAATGTTGCTGGCTTGGATCTTTATGTTTCTCGTTCACTTGATGGATACACAACTGGCGATCAGTCAATGATCGTAGTAAATCCAGATGCCTTCACATGGTATGAGAGCCCACGCTTAACACTCCGTTCAGACATCACAGCAACTGGTCAAGTATCTGTTGCTTACTATGGCTATGGCGCATTAGCAGTTAAAATTGCTGGTGGCGCAGTTTGGTTCAATAAGAACTAAATTGGTTTAACTGAGTGCCTGTGGTTGCTCCCGATCACAGGCATCCATTAATGGGAGTTTAGAGAGGAAGGTGCGCTTTGCCTACTATTATTACTGCTAGTCAGTTGAGGAGTGTGCTTGGCGTATCTTCCGCTCTTTATGATGATACTTACCTAAATCAAATTATTGACACAGCAGAAACAGTTATTCTGCCAATGCTAGTTACATTCAAAGCACCAATCGAGAAAGTATCGCTGACAGATAATGTCGCGACTTTTACTACACTAGGAATTCATGAATTCACCGAAGGACAAACAGTCATCATCACAGGATGCGGAAGCCCTTACAACGGAACAAGAGTTGTGCTGGCAGATAATCTTGGAGAATATACCTTTTCACAATCAATCACTAATGCCGATTTACTCGAGGCTAATGTCATCCCATCAGGAACTGCTGCCCTTTCTGGCGGATCAACTTATGTTGGAAACGCAGCTGTTCAATCAGCTGTCTATACAGTTTCAGTCAATGTCTTCCAAGCAAGACTCTCAAGCGGAGGACAAATAGAGGGTGTAGATTTTGCAGTTACACCATTCAAAATGGGCAGATCACTATTTAATACCTGCGTAGGTTTATTAGGTAGTTACATGGACACCGAAAGCATGTGTCAATAAATGCCTAACCAAACAATCCTTGAACAAGTTAGAACACCTTTAGCAACTGCTTTATCAAGTGTTGCAGGAAATGTTTACGCCTTCGTTCCAGAGTCCGTAGTTCCTCCAGCTGTTGTGTGCGTTCCAGATTCACCATATCTTGAATTTGAAACAATAAGCAAAGCAAACATTCGCGCTAAAATTAACATGACCATCACAGTTGCAGTTGCTTACAATAGCAACCCAGCATCGCTCGACAATATCGAGCAATTAATAATAAGTGTTCTGGCAGTAATTCCAACAGGATATATTGTCAGTTCGGTCGAAAGACCAACAGTAACAACAGTTGGAGCATCAACGCTGCTAATTGCAGATGTTCGAGTTTCTACCTACTACACAAGAACAATCTAAGGAGTAATCATGGCAACCCAAGTAATTACAGGTCGCGATGTATCGCTGTCTTTTTCAGGTTCACTCGGAACAGACATTGATGCACAAGCACTTTCAGCGACTTTAACAAAAACACTAGATCGTCAAGTTTATCAGACACTTGATGGTGAGGCATATAAAGTTACAAATCAGGAAGCAGAATTCACAATGGAAATTCTTGCAGACTGGGGCAAGACAAGTTCAGTATGTGAGGCACTATGGGCAGCAGCAGATAACACACCTGATTCAACTTTTACAGTTACAATGACTGTAACATCAGGACACACTTTTGCGTTTGATTGCCTACCAGCTTATCCAGCACCAGTTGGCGGAACAGGCGCAGATGCACAGACTGCAACATTTACTTTCAAAGTATCTAAGGGCGCAGTAACAGAATCACTATAAGAAAAAAACGGGAGCAAACAAATGAAGTTACCAATAACAATTGAATACAGCTCAGGCGAGCAAGCAACTTATATTGCCCAACCGCCTGAGTGGGCGAAATGGGAAAAACAAACAGGAAACACAATTGGTCAAGCCCAAGACAAAATGGGCATTTCTGATTTGATGTTTCTTGCATATCATGCTCATAAGCGTGAAGCAGCTGGAAAGCCTGTTAAACCTTATGATATTTGGATGGAAACAGTTACTGATGTAATAGTCGGTGATGCAAACCCAAAAGCCACGCAGCAGGAAGCCTAAACAGATTATTGGTTGAGTTGGCATTAGCAACTCATATACCAATGAGTGAATGGGTTGATGCAGATGACATTTATACAGCGATAGAAGTATTGGAGGCGAGGTATGGCAAATGAAACCATTGCATACAACAAATCTGATCTCCGCGATCTTTACAAAGCGTTCAAACTTATGGATGAACAAGCGACCGAAGAAGCACGCACTCAGTCATCTGCTTTGGCGACTTACGCAGCTGAACAAATTAAGGTTACAGCTAGAGGCAGAACAAAATCAGGCAAGGTTGCGCAAAGAGTTGCGGATGGAGTTAGCATCTCAAAGTCTAGCAAAATCGGTGAGTTCCGATATGGTTTCGCACGACAGAAATTTTCAGGTGGTGCTACAACGCAAACCCTATGGGGTGGTGTTGAGTTTGGTAGTAATAAGTTCAAACAGTTTCCTGCATATTCAGGAAGGCAAGGCAGAGGTTCGCGTGGATGGTTTATCTATCCGACCCTTCGCAGAGTTCAGCCTGAATTGATTAATAAATGGCAAGAGGCTTTCAGTCGCATCATTAAGGAATGGGTATAATGGCAAGCGATAGTCGCACCTTAAAGTTATCAATCCTTGCCGATGTTGATGACTTAAAAAAGAAATTAGGCGATGCTGATTCTGCCGTTGCGCAAAACTCTAGCAAGATGTCAGAGTTTGGAAAGAAGGCTGCTGCTGCATTTGCCATTGCTGCTGCTGCTGCCGCTGCCTACGCAGTAAAACTCGGTGTAGATGGTGTTAAAGCAGCCATTGAAGATGAGGCTGCACAACTTAGATTAGCAAGTGCTTTAAGAGCTGCCACAGGCGCTACTGATGCCCAGATAAAGGCTACTGAGGATTACATAAGCAAGACATCCTTAGCCACAGGCGTTGCCGATGATGAACTTCGCCCAGCATTACAAAGATTGGCTTTAAGCACAAAAGATACAGGTAAGGCTCAAGAATTATTAGCACTTGCTTTAGATGTAAGCAAAGGCTCTGGTAAAGATTTAGAAACAGTTGCTAATGCTCTTGGTAAAGCACAAGATGGCAATACAACATCACTTGGTAGATTAGGGCTTGGCTTATCTAAAGCAGAACTTGCAACATTGTCATTTGAGCAATTGCAGACAAAGTTATCTGATCTTTTTGGCGGTGCAGCAGCCCGTAATGCAGAAACCTTTCAAGGTCGCATTGAGGTATTAAAGAATGGATTTAACGAAGCAAAAGAAGCTGTTGGAGTAGCCTTGCTTCCTATTATTGAGAAATTGATTGAATTTATAATAACTAATGGCGTTCCAATTGTTAATCAATTTAAAGATGCTTTTAATGTTATCAAAGATGCAATTGATCGCAATAGAGATAATTTTACTGAGTTTGCAAACTTATTAAGAACTGTTGTGTTTCCAATACTTGAAAAGATATTTGGCTTTTTGTTAGATGTTGGTGTTAGAGCAGCATCAGCAATTATTGATGCTTTTGGATCTATTGTTGGAGCAATTACTCCAGTCTTAAATTT